TAACCATTAATTAGTTACTACTGTTTATTGTCTATAATAAGTATATACAATGTATGAGTACACACCCTAAGTATAGACCCTAAGTATAGACCCTAAGTATAGACCCTAAGTATAGACCCTAAGTATACCCAGTGTATACATACATCCTTATTAATACCTATACTATACACATAGTGTGTAAACCTTTGCTTATATCTTATACGGGAACCTTTGTCATAGCCGTGTGTATTCTGTGTGTGTGGCTCGGTGTATGCTTTGTGTATGCTATGTGCCTGTGCGTGGCTGTATGGCTCTATAATAGCTATGTGTAACCCGAACTAAAAAAACAGACTAGCACACACACAAAGCAAAAACAAACAAACCTATAGAACCCGCCCAGATTACCTGATGTCTCACCCATAAGCCCGCCGCCGGCGTTTTTTAGGTGTACCTATGGGTCACCCGCAGCAGCAATTGTACGTATACCTACGGGGAAACTCTGGTTTCGTGATGACGATATACCCCTTCATATTTTTTTATCAAATATTTAGGTACCCGTATAAGATAAAAACTATGGATTACATCTATGTGTATATACTACTCATAGATACTCTTCATTAGAGTGGATAAAGACTGTGCTCTACTAGGGGTCTGTCTAGCCCATTTACTGTTTAACATCTCTTCAGAAGCCTTCTTATAGTCTCCATGAGAGATATATTTAAGGGTTTTCTTAAACTTAGATACTCCGGAATACCCTATTTGATATATCATTTCAACAATAATACCAAAGACTACTACAGGTACACTGTCAGGATTAACCAGTTTAGAAGCGTTCTTAACTGCCTTAGCAAAGTCTTCTTCAAATACCTTGTCCCAACCTTCTCTAGTTGTAGGTATTTCTTCTCCTTTTTGAATAACATGACCATACCCACCAGTCTGAAAGTCTTCATTAACTGTACTACCATCAGTTGTAGTATATGATAAGTTATAAGGCTCTAAACTAAAACCTTCATGTTCTTTAATTCTTTCTTTTACTTCTGTTAAATCCATCTATCCTCTTCTGGTTCTTTTCCAATAGCTGTTTCCATAAATCGTTCTAGTTCTTGGTCTAACAAATCTTCCCTATGTTGATTATAAGACAAGATTTGGTCTCTATCCATACGCTGAACCCAATAGTTAGCCGCAATAGCCAAAGCATCAATTTGGTCATCATGTCTTAAAGCTCCTTTGTCTCTAGTTATCCTAGTCATCTGTCTAAATAACTGATGGTCAGGCTCTAGTTTAAAGTCTTCTTTTATGATTAAATCATCAACAACTAGCCTATGACTATTCATAATAGGCTCTAAAGTGTCAATAATACGCTTTTCTTTCTGTATATTATGTCTTACTTCCTCTATTTCACACGGGTGTATTCTAGCCATAACAGGTTTTAGTAGCTGTGTAGCCATACCATCACCAAAGTTACTCTCAATTACTACATAGTTTACGTCTTGTTGCTTAGCAATTTGAGCTAGTCTAGCCATAGTATCTTCACTATAACCACCATCTAATGAACCTATGGCAGTCAAATAAAGCACTCCATGAAGCATTTTAAGCACCGCATACGCTGTTTTGTCTTCCCCACGACCAGATGGGTCAATTGACATAACAGACCCCTCAAAAGGCGTAAACTCAGGGCTTGTGTGCATGGGTGCCACATAATAATCACCTTTTAATCCTACGTTTGGTATCTCAGGGTCAATAGCTTTCATCTGTTCTGGAGATGATGCCCATTGTATTTTAGCCGGAGCTTCTGTCCATTTAGAACAGCCTGATAACACAATTAAATCGTTTAATTTTAAAGGGTATCTATTTGCGTCAGACATTGTAGTGTCTAACATAAACTGTAAGTTAAAACCTGAACGACCGTAAGATGACATACGTTCTAATAAGTCTACTTCGTCAAATCTTTTTGGGTCTGTTGGTTTACCTTCTTGTCCTGTAACTTCTGCAATCATTGGAGCTATCTTATGTCCATAACCTGTTAATTGTTCTTTAGTAGGATATAAAGCTGTCCATATCTTAGTTTTAAAACCACGTTCTTCTAAGTCATTGTATAATGACATTTCTGTTTGTGGTGTACCTAGAAATATAATTCTTCCTACCTCAGGTTTGATAATTGCATCAAATTCTTTTACTGTTTCACCTAATCTATCTCTCATTAGCTGTGTCTGAGAGTTGTTAGCACTCTCTACGTCATCAGCAATGATTAAGTCTGCACGTGAACCTGTTAATTGTCCTGTAATACCCATAGACTTAACTGAAGGCGCGTGTGAAGCTGTAGCCGGAGCTACATCAAAGCTAACCTTAGAATGTCTTTGGTTATCTCTAGGCTGTAAATGCTGTAATATTGGCATCTCAGCTATTAATCTTTGTGTAAATGTACTGAAATCATCAGCCCTACTTTTAGATGCAGACACAACAAGTATATTACGTTGTGGATTAAGCAATAACTGGTGACATACAAAAGCTGAAGTAATCCAAGATTTACCTACACCTCTAAATGCTTCTATCACAAGTCTTTTATGTGAAGACTGTAGATAGTCAGCTATATCATATTGTATTGGTGTTGGTTCTGGAAGATTTAAATGCTTCCAACAAAGATATAAGAAGTTTTTAAAGTTTCTAAGTTTATTATTCATTTATATCAAAAGGGACTTCATCTAATATATTATTAGGTTTCTTTTGTAAACTGTCTGTACTATATGTCTTACAAACTTCTAAACATACTTTCATTTCTGAAGCAGTTAGTTCTTGTCCTGATTTTAATTTTGTATATGCATGAGTTACTAATAATTGTGGTAACTCTTTAATAATCTGGTCTAAATTATTACTGTGGTCTTCCTTGTCTGTTGTACTTTTTAAAGGTACTTCTTTTATTTGGTCGTTTGACATGTATTCCTTTTCTCTTTTTAGGTTTCTCTCTAGGTACAAAATGTAAAAATTTTTGTTTTGCCATGTTATCTACTCATCATTCTATCTATATGATTATAAATTCTTCCTATTTGTTTATCTATTGACATTATTTCTTCTGTTAACATTCCTAAATGGACTTGTAATTCTACTACAGTAATAAGAACATAACTAGATAAACCTAATAGCACTGTAATTACTAAAGGTAATATCCAATTATTTTTTCCCATTTCTAAATATTTGTGTTCCTTTTATACCATAAATACTAGCAACTACTAATATCCATAAATTTGTGAACCAACTTGGTAGTTGTGAAAAGTATTCAAAGAATAGTTTAACTTTATCCATAGCAGTTGGGTCTTCTGATACTACTGCCCAAGCTAAAATTACTATGGGAGCTGACAAAATTAAAAGTACAAATTCGTCTTTCCAGTCCGATTGCCTTGCTTCTAACAATTTACCTGCATATTCAGCCTCACCCTTAGCCATCTTAGCAGCATGGTTCATTTGAGCATCTGCCATTAGCATTTTAGTTTGCTGTCTTTGTTTAAATATGTGTGTACCTGCTTTAACAGCTAAATTTAAAGCACTAAGTATTGGAAATGCCATAATTATACTTTCTCTTTTTGAACCTCATTACAAAAATAATTCATATATAATTTTCTTTCTTCAATAGGGTCTTTCATTTTTACTGAAAAATTCTGTATTAACTTACCACCTGCACCAACACACTCTGACCAACTATTAAACTCAGTCGGTAATGTAGCAGTGTTATTACAATAACCTGTAATTGCAGAACATATTGAAAATGCTAATATAAATTTCATTTGGCAAGCCTTCCTTTGTTGATACCCTTTTTAATTATATAACTCTGGGTACCACCGGCACCAATGTTTACTTCTTTTTTTAAATTTTTAAATAATTCACTTGATTTCTTTTTTTGCTGTATTTCTTGACTGTATTTTTCCAGTAGTTTTGTGTCTCTCATTTTGATTAATGTTAAATTTTTTATCTATCCAATTAAATATGTCATCAATTGTGCCAAACATTGAATAAAAAAATTTGTCTATCATCCTTTAAATTGGAATACACCAATAACTGTTGCAATAATAGTAGCTAAGAATACCAATAAACTTACGGCACCCTTACCCTTAGATACGTCTTGTCTTAATTGTTTGACTTCATTGTTTAATTCTTTAATGCTTTCATCTAATTTCTTCATGCGTTCAGCACAAAGTTTTTCATGTGATGACAGTCTTATTCCTACGCTTTCTTGAACATAGGACTTTGCTGTCTTTCTAGGCATTAGTTAGTGCCGCTCTCTATTCTTTTGTACCAACAAACACATTTTTTGTTGTGAAATATTTTACAAATAAGTTTTTTAATAAATTTTATCATTTTATTTCTCATTATTCACTTGGTGGATTATCTATTACCACACCACCTTCTGCTATCCACTCTTGTATTGCTTGGTAATCTGAGTTTTTTTCATTTAGTGGTACTGAAGCAGATAAATTAGAATTAACATAAGTTACTGAATAACTAATATGTTCTCCAGTATAAGCACTATAAATTTTTTCTACTGTATTAATAATCATAATTATAACTCCGCATTAAATGCTATATAAGAATTTGCATCAAGTGTTGCAACAGAAACTCCATATCCCTGTACACCATTTAACTTTGTTCCATCATTAGTATCTATACCACATCCTGTGGTAGATGGTCTTTGTATGCTACCAGTAAAATCATCAAAAGCATCACCTGAATTATTAGAATAAGCAATATAATAATTTGTTCCAGAATTTTTAATTAAAGTAGGTGCTGTTCTCATTTCTGTTGGAAATTGAAGACCCATTGTTAAAAGAGTAGAAGTATAAAAAGTACCTAAACATATGTGTTTGCTAGCACCAGAAACATGAAGATAATAATATCTTTGACATCTTCTTAAATTCACATCATGTGGCAAGAACTCAAAATCAGATGCAGTTGTTCCAGCTTCTAATTGTACTCCTGTGATATACCATTCGTTTGATGTGCTATCTGCAAGATTGACTTGACCTACGGCTCTGTTTGCGTTTGGTGTACTAGTTAGCCAATAGTTTTGTAAAGTTCCTGATGTATAAGTTGAACCAGCACCTAACCAAAAACTTATTTGAAAACTTGCATTATTATCATTATTTAATAAACCAGAATTATCACCAGCATAAGTTAAAGTTTTCTTTTCCCAAGTATTAGCTGAGTTAATTGTGTATGCTTGTGATATTGTTCTATTGCTATCTAAGTCAAAAAATTCGGCAATATAAGTTCCTGTTTTATTAGACTTAACCCAAAATGATAAAGTTAAACTTTGAGCATTTGCAGTTCCTTTTTTTAGATATTGTAAGTTTTGACCTTCAAATAATTGTAATATTCTTAATTGGCTACTAGCAGATGGAGAAGCATCAGCAGTAGTACACTCCATTTTTAAAGATTTAGCAAATCCTTGACCACTAGGTACATCAGTTGATTGTGACTGTGTCCAAGTTCCTAAAGAAACAGGTAATGTTCTCCATCTATCTGCTGTATAATAACCATCTCCAGTAATCCCACTTGTAGAAGTTCCTCTTTGAGCAATACTCATATCACCATTGATGATGATGTTTCTGTATGGTTGATGAATAGATGAACTTGTTGTTGCATAGTTCTTCTTATCCTCAAATGCCATTGAACCTAAGTCAGCATTAGTAGGTACTTGGTTTGGTGCGTTTCCTATAAGTTTTGCCATGAACAAACTCCTTTGTAAATTTCTTTGGTTGAGTGTAACGAAACTAAAGCCATTAGTTATCTCCTAGCCATTTTCTGTAAGGTGTTGCAGGTGCTTCAATCGTTGGCAATCCTTCAACCACCTTGTCGGTTTTAATATTTGCATGAAATCCATCTATCGCTGTCATTTCTGGATATTCATTACCTTCATCATCTGTAAGTATAGTGCCACTCTCTTGATAAATAGTTCCAATTATATCTAGTTCGCATAAAGCAACCCAATCATACGCACCAGTTTTTACAAACTCACCAT